AGACAGATGGATAGCGCGTCAGTCCGGCTATGGACGCGGCTTTCGTCTGCACAATGAAAATGGCGCGCATAGAACAGCAAGAGAAGCCATCGACGAGGCGCGGGGTGAATAAGCTAGCTGCCTTAGTTCTATTGGTAGCAGCTAATTGTCAAGCTGCCAGCACCTACCAGACTTATCACAAGGATATGTCTGCTAGTACCACTATTCGATCTGAAGCTAGATACTTTGTACCTGTCTGTGCAGTACGAGTAAACAATATTACTGCTGGTACTACTGTCAAAGCTACTAGCACTGTCACTACTACTAATAATACAGTACTGGTAGTAGGAGTGACTTCAGAAGTACACTGGTGTAACCCTGCTACAGGTCTCTGTAGCCGTAGAATTACAGCTACAGACAGTAACCAGAGGGATGGAGGTAATGTCACTCCTCAAGAGCATCACAAGGTCTACAAGCCCTATGCTCGATTGACTGCCAAGAAGTATCTTGGCTCAAGAGTTGCTACTTCATCCCTTGTAGTCTATTCTACTGGTAAGGCTATAGGCCAGCGATTAAATATTGATATGTGTGATCTTGACATAGAGGTACAAAGATAATGTTTAACTTTTTTGTCATCTTATTTATTGCATGGTGCGCCCTAATGGGTTTCTTGTACGTTGAAAGCTATCCTTGGACTTCAGGCTGGCTTCTGGGTATTGGGTATATTACTATGATAAATGTACTCTTTCGGGCAATCTATGCCCAGTAATAAAATACTAGTAATTGGCGATGCTCATGTCACTAATAACCAGAGCCTTAGACGTTTTGGCTGGCTTAATAGCCATATTAGTCCTGATACAACCCACATTGTTATCATGGGGGATTTTCTGACCCTTAATAGTCTGTCTGCTTGGGACAGGGATAAGCGACTTCTCATGGAAGGCAGACGATTATCTCTAGAGATAGATGCAGGTAATAAAGCGCTTGACATTCTTTTGAATGATGTTCCTAGTAATATTAAATTAATCTTTATAGAGGGTAACCATGAAAATCGACTTACTCGTTACTTGTACACTCACCCAGAACTCGTTGACGAAAGAACGACTATCCCAAGTCTTCTTAAACTTAAAGAGAGAGGGTTTCAATGGGTGCCTTATCGCGGTTACACCAGTATCGGAGGAATCTACTTCACTCATATTCCCTTTGGAAAAGCAAGAGAAATCTCAGGTAAAGATATATGCTCGAAAGCAGAGCAGGTAACTGTCAATAGTTGTGTATTTGCTCATACACATGAGCTTCATACATCTTGTGTACATAAGGAGGGCCAGAAGCACCTTCAGCAGATCCTGAACGCTGGTTGTTTCTTTGAGGAAGATGAACCCTATGTCAAAGGACACATGACAAATTACTGGCGCGGAATAGTAGAGTTAGATAACTATTCCTATGGACGATTTGATATTAAAACAGTGTCAATGGGGCACCTAAAGAGGTCATATGGAAAGTAATAACAATATATTTAATAAGCTTAAAAATAGCTTGAGAGGTGAAAATAAAGAGACAGAGCAGCAACGAGAGGCTATGCTTAAGATCATTAAGCAGTGTGATGAACATATGAAGCGAATCTCACTCGGAGCAGGTTCGGTAAATGTAGCTCCTCTGGGACCCCATCTTCCAATGGGAAGTGGTATTTCCACGGCAACTACTAGCACTAAGGACCAGCAGATTAAGGAAATTACTGAAGAACTGATTAGTAGAATGTCTAAGATGCTGAATAAGTACGATGTAGATGAATCTCTCTGTCAGTCTGAGTGTAACGTAGTAGAACTTACTTCTGGTGATGTAGAAGTAACTCTTGAAATATGTACAGCTATTAACTTTGCAACTGACGGTAACGTATTTGTATTATCAAAGGTATTTACTCCAAAGCGTAATAGTACCATCAATAGTCCTAGTTATTATGTGTCTAATCTAACCAGTCCTTTTGGAGCTATTAATGGCTCTTAAAAAGGATAGACCAGAAGATTATCCATCATCTTATTTCAGCCTAGAGGAGAGAGAAGGGATTAGACAAGAGGTACTTGACCGGTACGACATATACGATATACTCACTCTTCTCGATCTGGAACTAGAGATAATGTACGATAGACTGGAAGAAGATATACTGAATAATCTAGAAACACTGGAAATAGAGCATGACCACTTCTAGCGTACTTTTTAAGATTCCTGATGAAATTTTGAATAGGCATTTGAAAGGGATTGCTAGATGCCTAATAGACAAAGGCATTTCAGAGCATGAAATAAGTTTAAGCGAGATAAAGGAGATATATCAGTACAATTTAGATTATTACGAAATAACGATCTTTGTCAGAGACCAAGTATGCCAGACGCATGGATATACGTTTCTACTTAGTAGTAAGCTCTTAAATACATGAGCAAGACTAAAAACTCTGACCAGAGAGCACTAGAACAAGATTTACTAGTATTTGGTAAGTACAGACAGCGTAAAGAACGCAGCAAGAAACAGTACAAACGAACTAATAACACTAAAGAAATAAAGGAAGAGCTATCTTATTATGAAAGCAGTACCCAAGTACCTACCAATTAGGCTTGTTGCAGCTAGTGTCCTGCTGACTATTGGTATCCCGTACATTTACCATCTAATTGTAGGTAAGACTATATGATTAAATCTCGTTTCCGTACTGAACTTGGTGAAAACATCTTTAGGAATAAGTATGCTCAAGGTGCGAACGATAGTTGGGATAATCTGGCGATACGTTTGGTGGATGACGTATGTGGTACTAGTGGTGGTACTCTTCACCCTAATCTGTCTCAGACTGAGCGGGATCAACTAACTCAGTACATTAAGGAAATGAAGTTCATCCCCGGTGGTCGATACTTGTACTATGCCGGTCGTAAGATCCACGCATGGAATAATTGTTTTTTACTTAAATGTGAGGCTGATACTCGTGAAGAATGGTCTAATATTCTATGGCGCGCGAGTTCTTGCCTTATGTTGGGCGGTGGTATCGGGATTGATTATAGCGTTCTACGCCCTTCAGGTCGCACCCTATCACGTACTGGTGGTGTATCTTCTGGCCCTATTCCTCTTATGCAGATGGTCAATGAAGTAGGTAGATATGTCATGCAGGGTGGTTCCAGACGTTCCGCTATCTATGCGTCTCTCAACCATGCTCATGAGGATATTTGGGACTTCCTGAAAGCTAAGAATTGGGACACTATCAATGTAGCTGGCACCAATCTTGCAACCATTAAGAAGGACAGTTTTAACTTCCCTGCTCCTTTGGACATGACTAATATTTCTGTCAACTATGACAATAAGAACCTGATTCATACTTCAGGTACTGGTTTGATTCAACAGTTTGACGCTACTAATAAAGTTTTCTTGGAAAACTGTAAACAAGCGATGATGACTGGTGAACCTGGATTTAGCTTTAATTTTGGAGAGCAAGAGAATGAAACGCTTAGGAATGCTTGTACTGAAGTTACTAGCGAAGATGATTCTGACGTTTGTAATCTTGGTTCTATCAATCTTGGAAATGTACGCGATGTGGATGAATTCAAAGAAGTGGTACGTCTGGCATCGAAGTTTCTTGTATGCGGGACTATCAGGGCCGATTTACCCTATGATAAAGTTAAGACAGTACGGGAGAAGAATCGTCGATTGGGCCTTGGACTTATGGGAATACACGAATGGCTCCTCAAGCGAGGATCAAAGTACGAAGTAACTCCCGAACTACATCAATGGTTAGAGGTATATAAGAGTGAGTCAGAAAAAAGTGCAAATGAACATTGTGATAGATTGTACGTCTCTAGACCAATTGCTTACAGGGCTATCGCGCCAACAGGAACTATTGGAATTCTTGCTGGAACCACAACAGGTATCGAACCCTTGTTCGCTGTTGCGTACAAGCGACGCTATCTCACTGACGGAACAAAATGGAAGTATGAATATGTCATTGACCATACGGCAGACACCCTGATTAAAGATCTTGGTGTCAACCCAGATAGTATCGAAACAGCCTATAGCATGGCAGGAGATTATGAAAAAAGAATTAAGTTCCAACATGAGGTACAACATTACGTTGACATGTCGATCTCATCCACTATTAATCTGGCTGAGTGGGGATCCAATACTAACAACGAAGACAAAGTTGAAACTTTTGCGAACACTCTTGCAAGATATGCTCCGGGACTCCGAGGATTTACCTGTTATCCAAGTGGTAGCAGAGGAGGTCAGCCTCTTACCGAAGTCGAATACGGAGAAGCCCTTAGACATAAAGGCGTTGTGTACGAAGAGTCAGACCCCTGCCTTGGAGGAGTCTGCGGTATCTAAAGAAGTCTGGAGAGATATACTTTAATTGAACATTCTCGCTGTAGCTCAGCGAATAGAGCAAGGGGTTTCTACCCCCTAGGTCGGAGGTTTGAATCCTTCCAGCGAGACCAAACCAAGAGGAAACATTATGTGGATTAGCAAAGCCGAGTATTCTAAATTAGAGACGAAAATCTATCTTCTTGAATCAGATAGAGACCATAGTCGAGAAAGAATACGTGACCTTCAGGATAAACTCAGAGAATGTCAGAGGGAACAGGGTAGAATCATTGGCGCACTCAAAATGCTTGGTATTGAACGAGTTGTACAGAAAGCAGATATAGTTTATCATAAAGTAACAAAGAGTAAGAAAGTATGAATTTAAACATCTACGCAGAACAGATACAGCAGTTTGCCAAGTATCAGGACGCTAATACTGGATCTCTGGTAGAACTAATGTACCTGACTCTTGGTTTGACAGGGGAGGCAGGAGAGATAGCCAATAAGGTTAAGAAGCTGTACAGAGACTGTGATGACGCTACTAAGCGTACTAGTATCCAAAAGGAGATAGGAGATGTATTCTGGTATCTGACTATGATCTGTAACGCTCTTAATGTACAGCCAGAGAGTGTACTTGATGATAACTATGCTAAACTAGCTGACAGAATGATTAGAGGAGTTATATCAGGCAGCGGGGACTCACGATGAGTAATATGACATTCACTAAGCAGAAGATCTATTATATCATATGGGATGACCATTGGAATCTAATGAACACTTGGCAGAACGAGGAGAACCTTGACGAGAATCCTATTGAAGTACATAGTATTGGATGGTGTATGAAAGATGGAGAAAAGATGCTTCATTTAGCATCTACAATAGATAGCAGTAACCACTCCTTTGGAGGACATATGGCTATCATGAAGAAGTCTATTAAGGAAGCTTGGGAGCTAACTAATGTCTGATAAAATGGTTACTATAACATTACAGGAATATAACACTCTTTGTAAGAGGAGTGATTGGCTGGACTGCTTGGAGGAAGCCGGAGTAGATAATTGGCAAGGAATTGAAGAAGCTATCCGTATTAAGAATGAAACCGAAGGAGATGACGAATGATTAAGAAGACTAAGACTATGACTGTCCGTGAGAAGTTGCTGAAGGTACTGAAGCGTAACAGTAAGCCTCTGACCACTAAAGTATTGGCAGCTAAGGCTGGTGTAAACTACAATAGTGCTCGGCGAGAGCTTACTCGTATCTTTGATGAGAATCTCTCTATGTTTACTCATAAGATCGGTAACGAAGCTGCTTGGTCTTTTAAGACCTAAAGAAAAGCCCGCATATAGCGGGCCTAAGGTTCTAGTTATTATTCAGGGGCTTCGGCCCCTTCTTTTTATTTATTACTTGAGCAATCTTTACTGGTAAAAGTAGCTTTGTCCCCTTTGTACTTCAAACACCCCTCTACAGTACCTTTACTGACTACTCGTACTCCACCTACAGTACCACTAGCTTGCTGTAGGTAATTACCAGTACCACCGTACTCAGTAACTCTAAGTTCGTTATCAGGATCTGTGACTGTAGAACAACCTGTTAGAAGGACAATACTGACTAGTAGTAGTTTATTCATTTGCTGAGCGCTCCCGGAGTATTAAATAAATTAGGATAATTGAATCTAGCAGATTCTACGTTAGGAAGAGGAACATCTCCTTCTCTTTGTCCGGCCATCGAGGCTGCTGTTTTAGCGGCGAGCCACACAGCAGATTTCTTAGCTATAGATTTAGCTGTAGGTGCAGCTACGTCCTGAGCAGGTCTATTCAAGAGAAAATGTCCAGCCATCTTCAAGCTGATAGGAAGCACAAAAGCTCTGTAGACTTTTTTAACTGACCCTTCAACGTTACCAGCAGAAATCTGTTCACCCGCCTTAAGAGGCACCTGAGCTACTGTCGAAGCAAGCTGTGCTGCCTGTAGACCAGATCCCATATCTACATTAACCCTCACTACATCAATATAAGAATCTAGATTCTCAAGAAATTTAATTTCTTTCTTATCAAAGAGAGTATCAAGAGTTCCCTTATTTCTCATAAGGTTCAGTTCTTGCTTGAACTTGTCATATACAAAGACATCACCAAACTTGGGTACGTTGGCAGTAGAGTTCTCATAAATACGTTGTAACACTCCCCTACGAAGGGCCATACCAGTCTTAGTGTTAAGTCCACCAGCTAGGTCTAGGACATACTTCAGATCTTCAGGAGACCCCTTGCTGATAGCATCCCATGCAGTAGCTGAAGCATCTCTATCGTATCCTGCAATCTTAGCTAGAAATCCACCCTCCAACTTCTCTCTATTAGCTGCATAGTTTAGAAGCTGTTCTTTCTCTCCCGGCTTTAGGAGGAAGGAAAGACCCTCTTTATCATTAGCAGCAGCCCATCTGTCAAGTTCCTTAGTAATAGAATCTTTCCAAGTAGAGGTTCTATCACCAGCAAACAATCTAGTAGTAAAGACCTTACGAAGTATATCCTGTCCTTCAGGGACAACATTAGCTATCAGCTTCATAGCTGAAGACTTCCCAGGTTGAACAATATTCTCTACAATTCTAGCGTAGTCTCCCGGTCCCATGTTCTGTATATTCTTAATGGGTCTAAGATCTGACAGTTCCATAAAGGAACGATACTCACTATTAGCTTTCTTGATCGCAGCAGTAGCTGCTTCAGCTTGTGTAACATCTCCATTAACATGGAATCCATTCTCAAGAGTACTATTAAGTTCTTTATGAATCTGCTTAGCTACACCGGCTACACCCGGATCATCAGAATAAGACAATCTACGAAATCTAGTACGAAGAGACCGTAACTGCTCAAAGGCAGTGAAGGTGTTACCGTCCTTAGAAGTGTACTTAGTAATAATAGGAGAGAGACTATCTACAGCATCCATAGCTGTAGCTAGTTCTCCTTTAGGGTCTTCAGTAAGCTTAACATCAGCAGTTTCTTTGAGATCCATTGTCCCCAAGGGCTTCCCATCTGGCCCCTTAATGGGGGAGGGTACTTCTGAAGTTATTTCCTTACCTTGACCTACAGTACCCTCTCTAAGCTCTCGTACTCTCTTCTGTACATTACTAACGTCCCAGTTAATGTCTACGCTTTCCTTCTCCGCATTCTTGTACAGGTTAGACAAGTAGCCATTAGGCCCGTCTACGATAGCTTCCCAGTTGTCGAATGCTTCACCTAGTGCTTTACCAGCATCTTCAGGAGATACCTCTTTGTTCTTAAGAACAGAGATAGACTTACCTACATTATACCTAGCAGTGTCTATCAGCATACCAAGACTTTTCTGGTCTAACTCTCCAGAAGATCTATTAGCTACATCTACAAACTTCTTAGTAGCAGAATTAGCTGCCTCAAGAGCCTGAAGCCTAGTGGGCTCGTCAATAGTGACTGCCTGCTTGTAGATGCTGGATAGAATAGGATTAGTGGTAGCTTGACCTCTAGTAAGTTTGGGTACACCCTCAGCAGTGGAAAAGTCCTGAGCGGCCTTTACCCGACTAGTCATAGATCCTTCCTTTAGGAATTTACCTGAGACTGCACCTACTATGCCCCCTCTCCCCCACCAAGAGAAGCCTGCATTAAGGACAGCCATCGGGATTTGCTCAGGATGAGCATAACTATCCTTCTTGCCATAACCTCTAGCTTTCTCTATAGCTGTATCGCCCATATCTCCCAGTACACTACCTCCAGCAGATCCTAGAGCAGCACCAAAAGCACCACCGTAAGCTGCACCTACAGCTTCACCAACTACTGCACCAGCAGTCGCAAGACTGCCAGTAGCTGAGCCTATTTTACTAGGGAGTGTATCTAGCTTGCTCCATTGAGCATCTGCATTCTTTCTACCTAGAAGAATCTTGTCACCTGAAGTCCGCTGGATATACTGCAACTCACCATCAGGATAGTACTTCTTAAACTTCTTAGCTTTGTCTTCAGAGTCTTTAGAACGCTCTAGATCGAAAGATATAGCAGCATCCTTGATACCATCACCAAAGAGCATCTCACCACTGTACTTTCCTGCAAGTGCTGTATTGAGTTCTTCATGTTCATTAGCCCTAGAATCATAAAATTTCTGAGCTATAGCAGGAGAGTTACGATAAAGGTCTGCTCCGAAACCACTAAAATCTTTCTCTCTCTGAGGAGAATAATTAGTCTCGTTGGGGATACCATAGAAGTTAGCTATGTCACTAGCCTTATCAACTATTTCACCCGGAGGTACTTCCTGTACATTCCCAGTTTCAGAAGGGTATTCTTCAAATTCAGATGCAGATATTTCAGGCATTACTTCACCACTTCGTACTTAATACCACCAGTTTTAGGGTTCTTACCAAGAAAGGTTACTAAGGTTCCATTATAGATATAGTTGTTACCAGCAATAGCTGAATTATTCTTGATAGCTTCTACAAGGGGTTTAGTGTTCTTATCATTCATCTTTCTTGCTATCTGAAAGCTTCTCTTGAGCTTGTCAGACATTTCAGCATTAATAGCAAAAGGATGGGCTTGCTCCCAAGCTCTAATAGCATTAATAGCTTCTCCCGGCTTCTTAGGGTCAGAATTAATAACTGCATCTGTAGCTGCCTTAGCTCTTTCTTCTTCCCACTGTGCTCTCATATCAGTTACTTCATTAACAAAGTCCATACCGGGAGCAGTCATCATCATATTAGGGGCAGCATCTTTGTACAGCTTAGTTTCTGTAGCTGAAGTCCTATCATTACCACTGAGTGACCCAACAATACCACCAATAATAGCTGTAGAAGCTGCTCTAGTGGCTGCTAGGTCATCAGGATTACTTTTAAGATTAGTAAGAGTTTCTTGATCTACACCAAAGAAGCTACCAGCAGTAGCTAGAGATTGTCTGAAGTCAACAGCAAAACCGGGCTGAACGTTACCAGAGCGCAATTGAGTGCGGATCTGAGAAGCATACTGCCTAGTAGCTGTAGCTGCTCTACCAGAGGCGAGAATTGGAGTTACCTCACTTTTAACTAGGTCATTCTGAAGATCTAAAGCGCCTTTATCAGCAGCCATATCAATGCTGATTCTCTGTCCTTCAGGAAGATGAGTGTATTTCTTCTCAAGAGCGTTGTACTCATCCTGATTAATCTTACCTTCAGCCAAATCCTGCTTAGCGATAGCTAAAGCACTATCCTTCTCAGTGCTTTTACCCTGATATCCTTCTACTGGGTTCGTTTCTCCTGTTTGCTGGTCATAGAGTATATTTCCAGACATCTTAAATCTATTATTTCCCTTCCCTGATGTTTCTTTATACCGCATCTCTCGTTCAGCAAGGTCATGGTTCTGAGCAATGTTCATGACATTCTGAGCTTCATCTACTAGTCCATATTTCTGTAGAGTCTTGGCAGCTAGACCGTAGTAACCTTTAGGATTACTAGACAGATCTATACCATTAGCTTGCGCCTGCATCTCAGTCTCTTGCTGAGCCATCTGCATACGTTGTGCCTTCTCTTGCTGTGGATCTACTCCACCCATAGTCCTACCAAGAGCGTTACCAAAAGTGCTACCTGCCATAGCAGCAGCAGCTACACCACCCCTACCAGCTGGTAGCTGTGCAAACTGCATAGCTTGCTCTTGCTGCTGTGCAGCTTGTGCCTGTGCTATTTCCTGCGGGCTAGGACCGAATAGAGACTGTCTGAGTTGTTCGTTAGCCATACTAGTTCCTTAAGCCGGAAGGTCTACAAAGTAACCATTGTTGTTCATGGACGAAGTATAAGCCTGTCTCTGACCATAGCCATTGTTAATAGAAGTATTCACGTTACTAGTCAGATTACCCGCTGTAGTCCCCAAGCTGCCCCAGAAGGCAGCAGAAGCATCACCAGCGTTCTGAGCAGCTAGCCAAGGATATTGATTAGCTCCAACGTTAGCTGCACTTCTAGCAGAACCACCATTAAGACCCTGACTGATAAAATCGTTAGGACTATTGAGCAGGCTGTGGTAGGCAGCAGCAGATTTCATGTACTGGTTAAAGAGTCGATCTGATTCCTGTCCACCAGATTGAGTAGCTTGCAGACGTAGAGCCTGATCTTGCAGATTGTTAGCCATGTCTGCACTGAAGACATCATTAGCGCCTACAGTGCTACCCCATCTACCCAGATTATACGTATTACTCAATAGATCGTTGTTAGCTGCTGTAACACCCGGAGCGCGAAGATTAGACAGGGTAGTGTACTGACTCTGAGCGTACTTAGCAGGATCAAACTTATTAAAGGCAGATAGATCTTTACCCATCACACTACCATAATCCTTTAGTAGCGCCTGACCTTGTTTACTCAGGTTTGCCGTAGCAGTGTTCCCTGAGAAAGAAGCAGACCCACCGGGAGTGTTGATATTGTATGGAGTAAACTGAGCATTAGCGAAAGCTCTATCTGCTGCCTGCTTTTGCGCATCAGCAGCAGACTGGGCACCATAATAGTTTAGTCCTCCTTTAACTAGATCTCCTAGTAGATTACCACCATTACCGTAGTTAAAATTACTAGTGAAATTAGTTAACGGACCCATGAAATCAGAGAATGCACCCATACTACCTCCAGCATTAGCTGCGCTACCACCTATATGTGGAAGAATTGAACCAGCCCCACTAGCCACTGTGCCACCCATACCACCTAGAGCAGCTCCACTACGAACAGTAAAGGGATTAAGTTGACTTACTAGATTGTGCCCAAAGGCACCCGGATGGCTCAAAGCAGATCCCCATCCACCTGTAGAACTAGCAGCAGACCCGATACCAGCACCTAGAGTACCTGCACCATAACCTGACAGGGCACCTGTAAGGCCCCCCATAAGCCCATTCTCTACTCCACCCTTGATGCCACCGTAACCTACAGCTAGAGCAGGGCCTACACCGGGGATAGCCCCCAGACCCACTTCAATCAGAGGGTCCATAAGGTACTTAGTAAAGAAGTTTACAGGCTTGTGCTGCTGCGCTCTTCCTGTCTCTCTGAGACCATAGTCAAGGCTCTCAGCAGCATACTTCTGGAACTGAGGACTGGCATTAGTTGGTATTTGCCCTGTATTTAGGAAGTTCTGAAACTGAAGGGCTATGGGACTTTGAGATCTAGCTAGAGATTTATTGGTATTGTTTACCATTGCATCCCAGATAGATTTAGAACCACCAGCTTTGTCTGCTCTAGCTCCGTAGAGCTTAGTTAGTTTGGGATAGAGATTATTAGCATTAATACCATAACCCAGAACACCAGCACCCGGCTGGTCAAACTGGATATTCTTAGCATTAACTACTGGTTTAACCATTACGACAGCCTAGCTCCACTAAAACTCATTTGTCCAAAAGTACCCACAGAATCTAAAGTAACATCAGACCCAAGGTTATGCCTAAAATACACGTCCATTGTTTGCCCGGCAGTTAGTCTACCAATCCAAGTAAGGTTGAGAATGACAGTGTTAGCTACACCTGTAGTCTCTCTTACTGCACTGAGTTCTGTTGTGCCATTACGAAGGAACCAAGCCTGACAGCTAAGACCATCTGAAATACTAGTAAGAGTTTGTACACAAGCAGTAACTATGTAAATCCCTGTGTCTGGAGCAGTAAATGTACTACTTGCGAAGTCAGCACCAAAGTCATAAGTTTCAGTAGCAAACAAAACTTTCGTATTAGTTCCTGTAGCTACGCTAGCTTGATCCCCTGATGGAGTAGCATGGAAGCCCACTACACCCGGAAGAGCTATAGCTGCCTTAAGGGCATCCGTAGAGGGATTATCTAGCTTGCTGGCTACAGCAGTTTGAATAGCTGTAAATTCAGCATCTACGTCAGCACCCAGAATAGTCTTCTCAGGATCTCCAGAAGCTAGACCATCTTTGGTAGTAAAATTAGTGGCAGGAGTATAGTCTGACATGATTACCTCGCGGATCTACCTCTCTTGAGATAAATATCTATGCGTTGAAGAGCGAAAGCATTACTGCTGATTGAAGCTGAAACACCTATCTGTATTACCTGTCCGCTGGACAACATGTAGGACTTATTCTTTTCTATGTTGAAGGTAGTCGAATAACCATACTCAGATAAACCCCACTCACTACCGGGAGTACCCCATTCAGAGGTAGCACTACCGCTACCGGGGATAGTTATGTTGTTGGCAAAATAGATGGTATTGAAGTCATATCCATGAGTTACTGCGTAAGTACCACCAGCATAACCAACGGTATAAATCTGCATCTCTTTAGGTATCTTTAGGAAGTTACCTGACTCACCTTGATCCTGAGCACCAAGATCTATCCAAGGACTCTTCCAGCTAAAAGTGTAACTAGTAGCATTATCTAGGTACCCTGTGTACCAACCTATGACTCCATTATTAGAGTCTGTAGTGTCAGCAAATCCGCCGTACATTACCTGATTACGACCATAGGCTAGACCATAAGTACTCCAGCCTGTCCATCTAGCTACTCTAGCCCTATCAATATCTATCTGTTCGTTACCTAGTAACCCTTGTGTCTTAAGACCTTTAAGGTCTATGATAAAGACTACATGCTGTGTAGAGTTAGGAATAGCAAGGACATAAAAGCCCTCTTTAACGTTGTAACAGCTTCTAATTGCTGTCTCATTTCCGAAGACATACGAAAGGATGGTATCTCTAGCCTGACTAGCCACTTCCTGTAAAGGAGTAAGAGATCCTGTACCCCTATCTACTGCTAGAGTACGATTGAGAGATCTAAGACCTGTCTCTGACAGGAATATAAGATCATTACCCAAACTCTGCACACTATCTCTAGCTACACAACCTACACCTTCGACGCTATCGACAAGAGCAAGGCTAGACGAAGGACTAAGAGTACCACCATAGATAAGGATATTCTTACGACCAAAGACCACTAGCTTATCTTGATAAGTAGCTAGGGCAGTAATGAAGTCTCCATTTCTAGGCCAATAGTAACGAGTATCGAAGCTACCTGCTCCACCACTAGACCATTGCGTCTCGTTCAGTAGACCACTGTACTTAATGGTCAAGTTATCTGAGTCTGAAGCCCATAGTCTGCCCCAAGCAGACATGACACAGTTACCTGCTGGTACTGTACCCGTGGAAGCTACGATAGCTGCAAAGTTACCCGGAGTAGTACCCGTAACCGTACTGACAATAGGAGCATGACTTTTCTGCCAAGCTACAATCTTCTTGTTCGTACCATCGTCCCAGTTAAGGAACTGCCAGTTATTAGCAGTAGGTGTTAAAGCACCCTTCTTGCTGGCTAGTGTGGTAGTGCCATAGAATATATCGTTATTAGAGGCACTGATAACTACTGTGTTAATACCGTCTTCCCAACAATGGATCTGCTCAATATTGTGAGCACCTGGACTACCAGAGCTAGTTAACTTAGTCCAGCCCTTACGGGCTGCTATTCTTCCTGCGTTGTCAAAGACCGCATTATCCAGTTCTACTGCCCAAGATACATCTAGAATATTACTACTATCAAGAGTATTAAGACCCTTACTACCGGGATTCTGTAAAGGTATAGAAAGGAGAGGAGCGGCAGGCATTAGTCAGCAACCCAATCAGTTTGTGTATGTCCCAGACCTGCATCCATCGAAATGTAGTCTCCTAGTGTCTTCTGATATTGCATGTACATCTCATCAAGGACTGCACCGCCATCGTCACCCCGTTCACTGACAGCCCTCCAGATAGCTCCCATATAGACAGGAGCTACAGGACAGAGAATTACATCTTCACCCTGACCAGTGTAAATACTGCGTCTCTTGACATAGACGGTAACTGAATCAGCATCAGTAGGAGTAGGATAAAAGCGCAACTGTGGATCTCCATTAGCGTCTACTCCATAAATACCACAAGAGGAAGGAGAGCTAGTAGTTGTAGAACCAAATTGGTTATTGATATAACTACTAGTAACAGGATAATGAATGGGGTAATTTTTAGTATCATTCCATACAGAATCTACAATAAAAGAATCCCCTAAGTCCTCTAAGCTGTACGTAGACGTACCTCCTACAAGAGTTAGGGGAACAGTAGTATTGAGAGCATTCCACTGCCAAGCAGATTCAACTTCCTCAACAGATTCCTTGACAAGATTCTGAATCAGTGTGACATATTCACTACCGCTTGGAAGAGACCCTACTTGCTGCTCTCTCATTCGAGCCAGCACTCGGTTCACTGTTGCCAGATATGTTGCTGGTGTCGATGCCATTCTCTTCTACCTCTTCAAACTCTATTGAGTAAAATCTGCATGTCTCTCTTATATATCCGAATTTGTCTTCGTCAAGGATTCGAATCAATTTACTAGTCATAAAATTACCAGTT